CCCCTTTATATATAAAGGAGTACTAAGAGCCTCAGAGAAAAGTTTTTTTTAGCTGATCAGACTAGTATCTGGATTATTGAGTGCGCCACTAAGACTTTTAATCGTAACCCGTTTCCTGAACCCCTTACCGTCATCGTCTTTCGGTGGATCAACAGCCACTAATCCTAATCGCTGGCGAGCGCAATCGAGAGCCAAGAAAGCAGCATCTGCCAAGTCTGGACTGCGACCAAACCGTGCCTTGAACTCTGGTTTCGACTCGATCTTCACTCTCAGCGTGCCTGTTCCTTTAGTCATGTCGTAGTTTCTGGCACACATTTCCTGTGCGAGATCCGATGATACACCGTAGATTTGCTTAGTTCTCAGCAGTTCCTTACCGACGAACCAGAGTTCAGAGACTCGATTAGTGTAGAGTTCGGCTCCGGTAAGCTGGCTGTTCATGCTGACACGCTTGTCTGATCCTTTACCACCGAAGGTGACGCGCATAAAGTCGCTCGACCACTCGCCAGCCAACACGTCGCAGAATGGCGCACCCGCTCCGGTCGAGTCGAGTGCTACGTTATTAGCAGAGATATTACGGCGTTTACAGTGGTCGATAATCTGGTGGACGATCTGGTAGGTGCGCGGAACTGCTTTATTAGTGGCGTCATCGTTTAGGTGGATTGCCTCTCCCAATTTACATACGTATTGGCCGTTTCGGGCGTAGCCGACTTCGGCGGTATACATAATAGTCCGGTCGCCCCCGTTGGTGAAGGCAGGGTCTATTCCGGCTACCGCTGTCGGTTTTTCGGCCCAATCGACCTCCCCCATCGCGCCACCTTTAGTAAGCTCTGCCTCAGAGTAGATTCCGGTTGTCTCGTCGCTATCGAAGAAAATGGCGCGAACCATCCTCATATATCCTCTGGACTCCGGCCCTAATAACGCCCTGTCCTCTGCCAGCTTCTCAGCGGTAGGTAGCCAAGGATATTTAACCTCTCCTAAAGTAATGTTAGGACTCCGCTCACCGTCGAGCCGGAGATAGTGGCCGTTCCATTTAGTGGTCCACCTGTCAGCGGTCTGTGTGTCTACGGACTCCCAGCCCTTTTTCGGCTCCGACCAGACGCCGAAAGCGTCAAATCGGCTGTTCGGGTTGGACATACCGATCATCTGGAAGAATGGGTTCTTCGATAAGTTAGTCAGACCAGCCTGCAAAATGCTCTCAGAGAGTTCTGAAAGCTCGTCACCGATCATTATCACCCGCTTCTGCTTAATACCGATGAATTTTCCGATTGCCTCGCGTGTTTTGGATTTTTCCGCTGCGATAAGCGATAAACCAGCTCTCTCGATAAGCGTGCCGTTCTCATCTACATAGGCAGCGTTTCCTATCGAATCCCGTATCTTGATCGGCGCACCATCGATCACGGACAACAAGGACATCACTGAACCCCAGATCCTCTTTCGTGCTTCCCGTAAGGTAGTCGAGGTCATCAGAACCAGCGTATCGCGTGGCTGAGATAGCCACTGGACGATCCCCCACGCGGCCATTGTGTGTGATTTACCGGACGACGCAGAACCACCTACCGCCAGATATTTGTGCTTAATCGCTGCCCGAATCATTTTTTCGGCCCAAGGATGGCGGACCATCATAGGCTCCGGTAGTTCTTCCCGATTCCAGAGTTCGTCGCAGATTCTCCAGAAATAGAACTCCTTTGCTTTGTCGTTCGGGTGGTGCGCGAAACCGTAAAGTAAAGCGGTAAGGAGACTGGTGGGCTGGATCATTAGACCGCCCACGTCCATTTTCTTGGATTGCGGGTCTATGCGCGGCTCCAGAACGCGCTTGCGTTTGTCTGCTTCGGAAGGCATAATTAAGTGGATGTCTGAAAAACCTATACGAGAGTGCGAGGCCGAAGCCTTGCGCCTTAACAAAGAAGGTTACAGTAATAGTGCGATTGGTCAACACATTGGGGTCCACCGCAACACAATTCGTAAATGGCTGAAGAAGCACGGAGTCGCTCCGAAGGTAAACGGTGATATGTCGGACGGCAAGGTTCTCGACAACCTGATCCAAAACACAAAAGTCAAAGACGAACACCTGAAACCGGATACCGACAAAGACCAGCTTAAAGAAGATATTGAGGAACACTTTAACGAGACCGTGAGTTCGGCCATTGTTGAAGAACGGTTCCGAGCGTCGAAAGAAGAGGACGTTACCCTCAACGAGATCGCAGAGGCCCAGAACTCACCCGCCGACAAATACCAGCACTACGTAGCCGCAGCCGGAATTAAGTTACTGCGCGACTCGATGAAGACCCTGCGTGGTCCGAGGACGATCCGCGAGATGTCTGAACTAGATCAACTCATTCGCCGTAACTTAGGCCTTAACGCGAAGACTGGTGGCGGTAGTAGCAAAATGCAGATCGATATTTCTATCCTCAACAACTCCAAGGCAGACAAAGGAGGCGGGGCGATAAAGCAGAAAAAAACTATTGACGCCGAGACCGGAAAAGAGATTTAATACCGTCACAATGTTTGAAGATCGTGAACCCGAAGTAGGGGCTAGGTTCATTACCCGCGTAGATGAGGGTTCTGATTTCCGATTTCCTGTCGATACCGCCGACGGCTTATGGTATCGTGTGAGACCTTCAACGGCTCGCGAAGTGTTCTACTTACAGTCGTTACCGAAAGGCATCAGGGTTCTTGTGCCAGCAGAGGGCGACGGTCTGCTCCTAAGAGGAGATTCAATACCAGTAAAATGAAACCCGAAACCCTATTCCGTCTCCACGAAGAGACGTGCGCTAAAACGCTCGACATTATGCGAGCAAAAAACTCCGACTACTGCGGCGGCACTGAAACAATCGACGCGCTCGCTAATTTCAAGTCAGCTAAATCGTTAGGACTCCATCCGGTTACCGGATTGCTGTTGAGGATGCAGGATAAACTGATGAGGATTAAGTCGTTCGTGAACGACGGTCAGTTACAGGTAGCTGGCGAGTCGGTCGATGACGCCTGTGAGGATCTTGTGAACTACTCGATTCTTGCGAAAGCTCTCCTCACTGAGGAACGGGATGAACACTGCGAGACGTGCGATGGGCCTGTGGAAGATGACTGCGACAATATGTATTGTCCTGAGTATATCCCCACCCAATTATAACTCCTAAAATACAATTGATCGTCGGAGTAGACAACGGACTAGATGGCGGACTCTGCGCCATCTCGAAACACGACGGCAGTCTCATCGATAAAATCCGTATGCCTACTCTCCAGATGTCGAAGAAAAAAGAAATCGACATCCGTAAGGTCCATCAATGGATAATGGATCTAAACACCCCCTTTATCTTTGCGGTCGAGGAACCGCTAGCTCACGCGAAGAGTAGCCAAGCGATTCGGTCAATGGCGATCTCGTTTGGCAAATTAGTCGGCATGGCTGAGTCCCACGACTACGAAAACATAATGCGTGTGTCAGTCCACAAGTGGCAGAAGGTCATGCTGGGCAGAGTCCCTAAAGGTAGGACTAAGGAAGTTGCCTTAGAACTAGCAAACCAGCTAGAGCCGTCAGAGAACTGGCTGGCGAACAAACGATGCCGGACGCCGCACGACGGCATGATCGACGCTTACCTTATTGCCCGATATATTTGGGGTGGTAAAAAAAGTTGAAATTTTTCTGGACGTATTGCCAGACTTCAATTATTTGTCTGTTCATAGACAATAAATGAAGACGCTATATCCGAAACAACAAGACGCGCTCGACTTCTTCCTAGCGAAGCACAAGTTGAATTTAAACTCACTCGACACTAGCCATGTCGGAACCGGTAAGACAGTAGTAGCCGCTCATCTGGCCAAAGCTTTGAATAGACCTGTGGCGGTCTTGTGTCCGAAGGCGGTGATCCCGTCATGGCAACGCGAACTTAAAGAGACTGGCATCGAGCCGCTCTTCGTCCTCAACTACGAGAAGATCAGAACGGGCCGAACGGACTTCATGTCCAAACGCGGCAAGAAAATCATGACGTGGAACCTGCCTAAAAACACATTAGTGTTAGTGGACGAGGTTCACAGATGCAAAGGACCATACACGCAAAACGCGCAGTTGTTAGTGTCGTTAGTGGCCCAAGGCTACTCGATCCATGCGATGTCCGCGACCGCTGCCGAAGACCCTACTGAGATGCGGCCAATCGGATACGCATTAGGTCTCCATAATCTCAACAAAGCGGAGGACGGTGTCAAGAGTTGGTTCGGTTGGATGATGCAATACGGCTGTTCCCAAAACCAGTGGAATGCATGGGAGCTTCGTCGTAAGACCAAGCTCAGTGATCTTAATAAGGTCATGTATGGGAAGAATGTTAAGCGGCTCACGGTTGATGACTTCCCCGAGTCCTTTAAAGCGAACCGTGTATTCGTGGAGCCGATTGCGTTCGGCACTGCTGCTCAGATCGCGAAGGTGTATAAAGATCTCGACATCACGCCAGAGATCATCACGAATCTTCTAGAGAACGGAACCGTTGAGGACAGTGATTGGGTTCTGGTCAATCTTCTTAGGGCAAGGCAACTTGCTGAATCGCTGAAAGCGAAGGACATGGCCGACATGGCCAAGGACTACGTCGAGCAGGGACACAGTGTCGTGCTGTTCGTCAACTTTACGGAGACCGCCCAGACACTACAGCAGTTGTTGAATTGCCCTGCTATCGTTGGTGGTCAGTCTGCCGAAGAACGGCAACAGGTGATCGACGATTTCCAAGACGATACGGAACACGTCATCGTGGTCAACATCGCCGCTGGCGGAACCGGAATCTCGCTGCACGACATCAACGGTAGTAGGCAGCGGATCTCATTGATCTCGCCCACATTCAATGTCAAAGACCACCTGCAGGCATTGGGTCGTATCCATCGAAACGGCGCGAAGAGCGACGCCATTCAGAAGATTTTAGTTGCCAGTGATTCGATAGAGGAACACGTTATGCGTGTTGTCGAAGAGAAGTCGGATAATTTGAACACTTTGCATCAATGAAAACAGAAAACAAAATTAAAGGTCTCACTAAATATAAGCAGGCCATAATCGAAAAAGTCTGCTCGCTCGTCGCCGATGAGTTCTCGGTAGACGAGGAAGACCTCTTCAAAAAATCCAGAGCCTTCCGATACTCTACTCCCCGATCAGTTGCGGCGGGACTGCTGCGGGTAAACTACGGAATCCAGTATCAGATCCTCGCGGACTATTTCGGATACGTGTCGCATAGTAGTATCATCCACGCTGTTAAATCGGTAGACCAGAAAATAAAAACTGATCCTGAGATCAGGTCTATTATCCGAAATATCTTGCAGAGCGTTGCTCAAGAAATTAAACCAACTAACTAGAATTATGAAAGGAATGCACAAAAAATCAAACGGAAGGAGAATAAAAATAAATACTGGTTTTTCTCCGACATATAGAAAAAGCGTAGGCACCGGCTCTAATGGTTTTGAGTTTGACCCTCTTCTCGCAACTGAGATTCCCGCGTTTTACGTGTCCAAACACGCTAAAGGAAGACAAACGAACAAAAAGAAAAGTAGAAAAAAGTAACATTATGAATACTAGACAAAACACTAAACCAAACACTAAACCAAACACTAAAGGAAAAAAGAGAGACTTTGATTTCATATCCAATATTGATTATATGGAAGACATGAAAATGTTTGATTATTATGCTGGTCAGGCTTTAAATGGTCTTCTGGCTCAAATTCACTTTAAGGATCTTGAAAATTATTGTGATCAAAACGAGCTAGTTGATCTTGCGTGGACTTTAGCTGACAACATGATGAAAGTTAAACATGAAAATATTTGATGTGTATGAGTAACCAACCAGACCACCAAAGCAGAGGACACGCAGAGTTCTCTCCGTCGAGCCTAAAGTATGTAGCCGCTTGTGCTGGCTACCAAGGCCGAGACGGCACGTCACCCGCCGCTGAGATGGGGACTCGTATTCATGAGGCTCTTGAAGTCTTCGATCCTTCCGCTCTCCATAACGAAGAAGAACTCGCTATCTATGAGCAGATCGTTGAGATGGAGAAGGACTTCATGGGCAACTTCGATGAGATCGAGGAAGAGCTTAACGAGATCCAAGTTGAGGTCGCACTCGACGGCACTGAAACATGGGGAACCTGTGACCGATTCTTAATACTCAAAGGAGGGAAAAGAGCCGTCATGGCCGACTATAAAACCGGAATCAGTATCATCGACCCGCCGGAAAAAAACTGGCAAGCGAAGGCATACACGACCGGAGCGTTCCAGAAATATCCCGACATCAAAGAGATCGTTTTCGCGTTCTACGTCCCGCAGCACAATGCGACGCTGCACCACACGTTTACGCGAGATGATCTACCTACTCTGGTCGAAGACTTGAGCCGAGTCATCAAGGCTGGCGAAGAAGTCAGACCGAAGTGGGAGTCTGGCACGCCAGAGTTAGAGGAATGCACCCCGACTCAGTATTGCCGATTCTGTAAGCACGAAGACACTTGCCCTGCGCTAGGAGGTCTCGTTATCAGCGTGGCCAAAAAACTCGATACCACGTTGCCGGACATCGATCCTACTGACGTTGATAATCCGGCCAGACTCTCTGAGCTATTCAACATCGCGAAGATCGTGGAGAACTGGTCGATGTCTATTAAACGTAAAACACTCGACGCCCTTAAAGACGGCGAGCAGCTTGACGGTCTTAAACTCCGCTCGATGGGCAGGACTAGAAAGATCTCCGATAACTCGACTTTTGTAAAAATCGCAAAAAAATATGGAATTGATCTGGACACGCTGCTGGATCAAGTTAACTTCCCTCTCGCCAAGGTTGCTAAGAAAGCAGGAACCGACAGCAGACAAACTTTCCTCGATGAATGCGAAGACGCAGGAATCGTAGAAACATCAGACGAGCGGCACTGTGTCGCGACTCAATAAACCAAACCAATAATTGATATTATGGCTAAAACCCAAAAGCAAGAAGTCGTTGCTGCCGAGACCAACACTGGTCTCTCCACCAACGTAAGCGGAATCGAAATCGACGTAGAGGACATCGAGATTCCACGTATTAACGTCTGTCAAAAGATGTCTCAGTCCGACGCACCTGTCGGGTCGATTCTCTTCGACAAGACATACGAGATCGCCCCACCGGACACTCCGGTTAAGGTGATCACCGTAGCTGCCCAAAAGGGCTGGCGGGAAAACATCCCTTTCGAGGAAGAGGATATCCCCCGCATCGCTTGGTCTAAAGAACAAGCCGACGCCATTGAAGCGGAGTCGGATTGGGACATGACTGAGTTCGCTGAGATCACTCTCCTCATGCGTCAGCCTGAAGGTAGTGAAGAAGGCGATGCGTTCCAGTTGCCAATCGGCGACCACAACTACGCACTGGGCAAGATCAACGTGGGTAAGAACGCATACCGTTCGACCTACAAGCGTCTTGCGACATTCGCGGCTCTCCAGTCTGGAGTTCCTATTCATAGCAAAGTTTGGAACTTCGTTTCTGAAGAACTCAGCAAGGGCAAGTATACTTGGTTTAATCCGTCACTCAGCGTGACTAAGGAAGAAGCCGATGAGGATGTCACCGCCTTTGTTAAAAACTTTCTCGGAGCGTAGTTATGACTGACCAAGAGAAAGAACAAAAAACCCGTGATCTCCTGCTTGAAGAGATCAAGATGCTCGACGGCATGATCGCTGAAGTCGAGGATCAACTCTCTCAAGTCGGGAGCAACTTGAGAAAGTTGCGGGTAGTTCGGGAGGCACTCCAGCACGTTACTGGCGAGCAGACCGAATTGGAATTGGACTAGGAATACTAGTAACACTAGTAGGATACAAGCCCACCGCAGAGTTTTTCAGTCTTTCCTTTGCGGTGGGCTTTTTCTGCTCACAAATATACTTATATGATTACATACGCATTAGATTTTGAAACCTACTACGACAAGCACTGCTCGATACGAAAGCTTGGCCCGTTAGGTTACTTCTCCCACTACGACTTCGACGCCTATATGGTGAGCGTTGTCGGAGATGACGGCTACGAGTTTGTAGGCCACCCTGAAGATTTTGACTGGAACCTGCTTAACGGCAATATCGTCCTGTCCCATAACGCATCATTCGATGAAACACTTTACCTATACGGAATCAACTGCGGTTGGTGGCCGGAGGTGAAACCAGCCGAATGGCACTGCACCGCCGACATGGCCGCTGCGGTCGGCTTGCCGAGATCGCTGAAGAACTCAACTGCCGAAGCTTTCGATCTGGAGATCTCCAAATCCACCCGTGATAACATGTCCGGCAAGACGTGGGCGGGTATGACTAAAGAGTTCCAGAAGGAAGTAGAGGAATACGCCATCAAGGACTCCGTCCTCTGCCTCCGTCTGTGGAAGGCTTACGAGTCTAAATGGTCGCAGTTTGAGCGGGACATCAGCGTCACGAACAGACGCATCGTTCAGAGGGGAATCCCGATTGACGTGGACGCTCTACGCAAAGCTAAGGAGACAATCAACGAACTCATCTTTGAAACAGAGAAGGCGATACCTTGGGCAGACGAGAAGCCTCTACTTAGCCGGAAAGCATTTGACGAACACTGTATTCAACTCGGCATTGAGCCACCGGCCTCTCTCGCTAAAACGGATGTCGATGCCCAGCGGTGGATACTGGCACATGGCCACAAATACAAATGGATCGAGGCCGTAACGAACTGGCGTCGTATCAACACGATCAAGAAGAAGCTCGATAGCTTCGACTTCGCGACGATGCCAGATAACCGATACTACGGCGGCATTATGTATTTCGGAGGACACACCGGACGCTTCAGCGGTAGTGGAGGTAATCTTAATCTCCAGAACTTGCCGAGAGAAGGAATGTTCGGGGTTAATATGCGTAACCTCATTACCGCGCCTAAAGGTAAGAAGCTAGTCGTCGTTGACCTCTCTCAGATCGAAGTCCGCACTCTTTGTTGGCTATCCGGTGACCGAGAGACGATGGACGCAATCGAGAAGTCAGACGACATCTACGAGGCGTTCGCGATCCAGTTCGGGCTGTGGTCTGAAGACAAAGGAGTCCTGAAGAAGAAAGACGCCAAGCTAAGACACAAAGTCAAGGCTCTCGTATTGGGCTGTGGCTATGGTGCAGGGGCTAAACGATTCGCTGAGATGTATGGTATGCCTCAGAAAGAAGCTCAAGACGCTGTCGATCTTTACCGCAACAAGCTCGCGAAGGTTCCCCAATACTGGAAGAAGCTCAACAAAGAAATCGATAAAGCATATGATGTCGGCCACCTGTCTCTACCGCTACCGTCTGGTAGGTCTCTTAACTACGGGAACATCCGCAAGACTATGGCCCAAGGACGAATTCAGTTTGTGTCCAGTATCAACCGGAACGGCCAGAAACGCATCATGAAACTGTGGGGAGGAGTCCTCGCTGAGAATCTCTCACAGGCTCTGGCCAGAGATATTTTCAGTTTCATGATGTTAGAGATCGACAAGGCTGGCATAGACATTATCTTCCATGTTCACGATGAAGTGATCTGCGAGTGTGATGAAGCCGAAGCCGAAGAAGTCCTACAAAAAATTACTCAAATTATGTCCACTCCTCCTGAGTGGATTAGCGATATCCCTCTGGATGCGGAGGGAGAAATTCTAACCCAATACCAAAAATAAATGACCTACAGATATTTGCGTAACCTACGCGACAGCAAAGCCCAGAAAACCAGCAAACTCGATAACCTTAATCCAACTAAACCCCCATTTAAGAATAAAGCGGACTATCGGGAATGGTGCAGCAACAGTAATACCGACCACATATTCTATTCTTGCGTTGAAGGACGCGCACCTTCCAAACGAGTCAGCAACGACAACCCCGCCCACAAGATCCACGGCGTAGTCGCAGATTACGACTCACCTCTCGATTGGAAATCTTTTCGGAATAAGTTGGCCAACGCTTGTGTGGGTATACCGCTCCCTACGTGGGCCAGCCGAACTCAAAGTGGTTACCTCCGACTAGTTTGGGAATTCGATTCGTCCATACCGATTGACCCCTCTATGTATGACTCGTTCATGGGCTACATAAACAAGTCGCTGAAGATGGACAAACTCTTCGCTGGTTTTGATAAGACTTCATTGAAACCTAATCAATATTTTGAGTTAGGCGAAGACTGGATTAAAACAGGAGACGCGACCCCGACCGACGTAGTCCACGCTTGCCTGTCGAAGGCGGTGTCATCTAAACCACCAGAATCTTCTGATACCTCAGTGCCGATAGATGTCGTCGCACCTGAAGTCGAATCCCGATTCCCGAACCGCTGGTTCGGTGAATTCGAAGTCGGAGCCAGAGGGCCGTTGTTCTGGATCGATGATGGGATCGACCGAGACGGTTGTCAGGTCGTGGAGGATGGTGTTGTATGTTACAGCGACCGCGCCGGTAAAGGT